GCTGTTTATGCACTTAAAACCCCAATTTTCAATAATATAACAAAGATTGATAACGTTGTCAACCTTTTTTCAGATGTTCTGTAAGAATTTTTGAACTTCCTACTCTAACATTAATGATTCCATTATAGTAATCGTCTGTTTCTAGTACCTTGCGATCAAACTGTTCTTTTGCTTCCATATAGCTTAATACGCCTCTACTAGGGCAATAATGCAATATTTCCTTGGTAAACTTATCTTCACCTAGCTTTAAAACATCAGCATTTAAATGATCTGAAGAACCCCAATAGTCTCTCCAATCACTTTCTTTTGTTCCACGTCTTTTGTTTTTTCTACCTTTAAGTGGTGGTTTAGTTGTTTTAAACTTTGCTAACTTCTTACCTATATACTTTTTATTATTTGTAGTATTTGTAATTAGATATACAAATCCCTCAACGCCTGTTGGAATTTCTGTAACCACTTCACCTTTGTAAGTCCAGTCTATCATTATGCGTCAATTACTTCTATTTCAGTATTGAATGTTGTAAACCCATTTTCTTTTACAACCTGTAGTACACTTCCTACTCTACCTACTAACTCATCTCTGTGAGAAATTAATATTACGTTCTTGCCTCTGTCTCTTTCCATCTTTTTAAGAATGCCTAATGCACTCTCTACTCCAATAGTATCCATACCACTATCAACAAGTTCGTCAATACACAATAAGTTAATAGGATGATTCATACTTTCAAATACATCTCTAAAACTCCAGCTTAATCCAAGTATAAGTCTATTACGTTCACCTCTACTTAGATTATCAAAATCTAAGTCTTGACCTAGTTGCGTAATTGTAACTGTTAAGTCACTTTGAAATTGTACTTCATGTGGTAGTCCAAGTCTTGTAATATAATATTCAAGCCTTGTATTTAAGAACTGCAAGTTTTGTTCAATAATCTTTTTACGTATAAAACTATCTTTGTTTGTAAGTAGTTTCATTAAAAAATCTTGATGTTCTTTTAATTCTGTTAATCTATTTACTTCTGCCCAATCTACTTCTTGTAATCCTGTAGCCTGTAAAGAATCAATTTGTTCTGCATATGGATTAGCTTCGTTTTCAGCATTTGTTAAATCATACTTTAGTTGATTTATTTTGTTTTGATGTTCATAGGCTTCATTTAATGTGTTGTACTCTGTTCTAGGAGCATCACCCAATTCACCAATTTCTTCTAATCCTATTCTATAATCTTTTAATAAATTTTCATCTTCGTCTATGATCTCTTGACATTCGTTTACTGCTTCAGTTTTACTTGTAACAATTTTATCATGTTGTTCATCATGTATTTCTTGACCACAAGCATAACACTTATGATCTTTTGCATGATCTAAATCTTGTTGTGCTTTGTCTCTACGTTTTGTTTCACGTTCAATGTGTGTTGTAAGTTTTGCAATTTCAGAATTTAATGTATCTATTTGATTTCTTTTTTCTGTAAACTTTGCAAATTCATCGTGTGCTTGTAATTCATTATCAATATTAATATGTTCCAACACTTGTATTTCTTGTTTAGACTCTGTTAAACGTTGATCACGTTTTAGTGTCCATTGTGTTTGTCTACGTTCTAAATCTTTGATACTGCTATTAATTCTTTCGTTAGCATCTTCAATACCTTTTATTTTATAAGTTTCTTCTGTAATCTTATCTTTGGTATTTTTTGAAAGTTCTTTTAGTATATCAGCTTTTTCACTTAATTTTGTAATACCAAGTAGTTGTTCAATCATCTCACGTTGATCGTTAGCTCTCATACTTAAAAAAGGATCTGTGTATGTGTTAAGTGCAACAATATGTTTAAACATAGTATGAGTCATACCTAATGTTTGTTCAATTACTGCTTGACTTTGTCTACCTTCGCCTTGCATTTCATCAGTGATGCCTTCAGTAGTATCGTGATTATTAATTAAATATCTAAATGTGTTCGGCTTACGACCTCTTTCAATTCTATATGCTAGTCCATCTTTTTCAAAGTCACAAGTAACCATCATTGCTTTGTTATTAGTTTTATTAACTAGATTATCTTTTTTAATATTATAAAGTGCGTTTCCGTATAACGCATAACTTAATGCGTTAATAATAGTTGTTTTACCTGTACCATTACGTGAACCATCTCCACCTAAATCAATGTTGTTACCCAACACAAGTGTAAGGCCGTGTTTATCAAAATGAACAGCCTGTGTGACATTGCCCACACTCATAAAATTCTTTACGGTGATGTTTTTAATTTTTAACATATTATCGTTCAAGTCCTCTGTATATGTCTACTAATAATTCTTTTTTGATTGTATCGCTTTGTACTGAATCTAATTGGTTTAAAACAATTTGGTCAACATTCTCTACTTGTATATCTACACCCTTGTTCCAATCATTAGTGTGTTCTTCTTTTTTACTTGGCATAAGAGCTATCTCTCTTAAATTATATTGTTTAGCAAATGTTTCTTTAATAAAGTTTGCTTCTTCATATGTAATACCAACGTCTAATGTTACTCTACAGTATGTTTTATCTGATAGATACTTGTCTGGATCATCAATAAGTTTACTCAATGATAGTGTTCTATACTTTGGTGCATCTGGCCATTGTAAGTATTCAATGTCACCATTCCAGTCCAATACCATTGCTCCTCTATCGTCATCCCAAGCATCTGCATAATTGTGTGGGAAACAGTTACCAGGATAGATTACATTCTTTTGTTGCTGTCTTTTATGAAAGTGTCCACTGAATACTAATTCAGGACCAGCTAAATCGTCTACAGATAATCCACCTGTGTCTGGCATTTCAACTAATGCATTCATAAGGAACCTTGGTAGTTCAAAATGACCAAACATATATTTACATTTAATTTTTCTAAGATTCTTCCATTCGTCTTCGCATAACCACGGAATAAATGCTACATCACCTTCAACTAAAGGTTTGTCATTAATCATAGTTATATTTTTATAATCTTCAATCATAGACAAACTATGAATTTCACGTTTCTCTCTGTAATACAAATCGTGATTACCAGTAATCATTATTACTTGTTCAAAATTTTCATTGAGTCTACGTAGGTTACTTGTTGTGTAATTTAACGTACTAACGTTAATACTTGCTCTGTTATGATGCCAGTCACCTAAGAAGAAACATTTTGTTATGCCTCGTTTCTTAGCTTCATCTATCATCCATACAATAAAATCTTCACAGTCTTGGTTGTGATGTCTACTGTTATTTTTCATACCGAAATGGATATCGGTAAATATCATTGCTTTATCAAAAAACATTCATTCTCCTAGGCAAAGGTTTTCTTAACTAATGAATCAAACCAGTCACGTCTTATTATATACTCATGTTTATATTTGTCAAGTGATTCAGTGAGTTTACTGCATCTCTCAATTTCTAAAAATTTTAATATCTTATCAGCATCATTAAACCAATGTGGGTCACGTATGTATAATGCACCTGGGTTATTCCATAATGTGCTATGTGTTCTAATTCCATATTTGTTATCAAGTAATTTTTCAAATAATAATCTTTTTAAGTTGTCTGCAGGTTCAAGTGTTGGTTTTATATCTTTACCTTCAATTAAACTATTAACATCCCAATGCATATAATTTAATTGCCACATATACAATAGATTACCTTTATCAAATTCATCATGCATCTTTTGATGGTATGTGTCATACCATACTTTTTTCCAATTATCTGTTACCTTGTCATTTACTAATTTGTGATCAGTCCACCATAGTTCACTATGCTCATCAATGGCGTCTTTGTCTAAATTTCCAAAGGCATGAGTAGTTACATAATGAAGAGCATCTTCGTAAGTATCTTGATCACATATAATAAGTTTATCACATTCTATTTTTTGATCTTGATGTTTTAAGTTACCAAAGAAATTACTCCACAATAACATATCATAATCTTTTTCAAACTTACGCATTGGTGCAATAATGTCACCACGTATATTTTCCATAAGTCTATGACAGTCAGTATACTCTTCGTGTCTAATTCTGTCTAAAATCATACCACTACGATGACCAGCTTGACCAGTCCATTTATAAGTGTCTGGTAAAAACTCATATACTTGTGGA